CCGGTCGTCTCGCCCTTGAGCGAAACTTCCAGGCTATTGCCGGGACTGCCGAGCACATCGCCGACCAGGTATTTCTGACCACGCTTTTTGCCGGCCGGCAGTAGCGTCATCAGCACCGATTCCAGCCGTGCCAGCAGATCGGAACGGATGGCATCGCGTTGTGCGTTGAGATCACCGCCCGCAGGATTGACTGCTGACGGCACGTCGTTAAAGTCCAGCATGAAGCGGTTCTCCTGAATGGGATGTTGTTCGGGTAGCGGGATCAGGCGCTGCCTCGGGTTCGATGCGCACCTTGATCGGCACCGGCTGCCAGTACTGTTTCTCGTCGGCGAGGTAGCCGGCACGCTGTGCCACGAAGCGCACGAACTCCGGGTTGAGACCAACCAGGTCGCACCACTGAATGAGTTCGTCGCCGAGAAGGAAGCGCCGTGCTTGGCGGCGGGGCTTGGTGCAGGAAGCCAGGCAGTCGTCAATGGCGCGCACGATCACTGCCACCACCAGCCGCGATTCCGGGCAGGCCACGACGGTGTGGCGGTTGAGTACCTTCTCGACAGGGCGGACGCCGACCAGCGGTTTCGGTGGGCACCAGCGTTCCACCCACTCGGTGCGGTAGCGGGATTTTCGGGAGGACGTGCGTTGGGCGGGAGCGGTCATCACGCACCTCTCCAGCACCGCTCGGCATAGCTGCAGAACCGGCACTCGAAGTGATCTGCCTGCGCGAAGCTGCGCGGTAGCAGCTCCCCAGCCTCGGTCGCCGTGATCACCTTCACCGCCCGGTCGGACATCTTCTGCGCCAATGCCGCGTCGAAGGGCACGAGCTCGGTGTAGATTTCCATCGAGTCGGCATTCACTGCCGTGAAGATCGCCGGGTTGTCGTAAAGGGCAAGGTAGGTCTGGTAGATGGCGACTTGGGCGGCATAGACCGGCTTGGAAACGGCCAGCCCCTTCTTGACCAAGTCTGTCCAGGACTTGTTGCCGAGCGCTTTCGCCTCCCAAAGTGCTGGATACGCAAACCCCTCGGGACCACCGACGAAGACGCCATCGCAATGCCCCTGCAATTTGCCGTCGGCCACAGAGAAGCCAAACTGCTGGCCATCCTTGCCCTCGGTCTTGAGAATGAAACCCGCCGCGCGCAGCCAGCCGACCATGGCATCCTCAGTGCGATGGCCACGTTCGAAGATGCGCAGGATGCGCCCCGAGAACTCCCGGCCCGGATCGAGCGGCGCTTGGGCATACTCATACTGCAGCTGGCGCTCACAACTCACCCCGAGGCGTGAGGCCCCGAGGTACTGCCGACGCGCCTGCTGACGCTCGCGTTCCTGCAACCCGGCATCGATCAGCGCTTCGAAGCGTTCGGAGAAGGTCGAGGTGGAATTGAAATCCAGCATCACGTCCCCTCCCACGGCAAGTCATCCTTCAAATCGGCGAACGGATCCTTGACGATCTGATTGGCCGGCAGTCCCCGCACCGGTGGCGTGCTGGCCTGTTCGTGATGCTCGGTCAGCGCCTCGGTGTAGCGCGTGACGATGGCGTCGATCACCGTCATCGCCTCGGCCTCCGAGTAAGCCCCGAGGGGCTTGTCGAAGCCGATCCGCTCGGCGGCCGAGCCGAAGGCACGCAGGCAGGAACGCATCGCCGCCATTTCGATGTCGCTGGCGTCAATCATGAGTCGCTCCCCACGGTCCTCGGCAGTCATGCGTTTGCCGTAGAGCGCGTGAAACGCTTCCTGGCAGCGTCGACTGCAAAACACCCAGTCGAGGGGATAGCGCCGGCCATCCCCGGGCTTGAAGCGGTTGTCGGTATGGCCGTAGCCCCGGGCCTGCCGCTGGCAGACCCAACATTTGCCGGACATGCATGGCCTCCTCCTCACTGTGCCCAGGCGGGTTTGCCGCTGGGAACGGATTGCGCAGGACGAGTTGTCGCAGGCGCTGGGGTATAGGCCGCCGCAGTCGCCGCTGCCGGCGCACCGGACTGACCACCCAGATTGACCTTCGGTGCGACGCCCATGATCGCGGCGTAGTCCTTGTGATCCGGCTCGATCACCGACTTGATGGTGTTCTTGTCCTCACCCTTGGCATCCTTCTCGATGTCGAAGCGGGCGACGAATTCCAAACCGTCCAGATCGCCAAAACCAGCAATGCGGCGGGCGGCCTGTGCCTGGGGGCTGTTGTCCCCGGGGGGTATGTTGCGAGCACTGTTGAGCGCCGCGCGCACGAAGGTGCGGCCCATCTGCATCCAGGTCGGGCCCTTGGCACTGTGCAGACCAATGTTCCACCACACCTTGCGTTTGGCGAACGGCCCTTCCATCACCACGCCTTCGCAGGCCAGATACACAGCACCACTGTCAAAACTTTGCGTTGCCCAGCCGCCGGTCCAGCCCTGGCTCGGGTCATCGAAGCCACCCGGTTTGATGCTCATGCGCACCCGGGCAAGCGTGCCCTTGGGGATCAGGTCGAAGGATTGCTGTTGTTCGGCGTCGTTGAAGTCGAAATAGGTCATGGTGATTTACTCCTTGGATTCGGTAGGTGCGGTGGAAGGGGTGGCGGCGGGCAGGCCAGTCGTCAGCGGTGCCGCCGGACGCGGTTGGCTCTGTGCTTGCGCGCACTTGGCGATCAGTTGCCCGAGATGCGGCGGTTCGATGAGGTCGAGGCGGCCAGAACGATCCTTGGCGGGATAACCCCAGGGATTGACCGTTTGGCAGACAAAGGCCCGGTAGGCTTCGCCCTCGTCCGGTTTGATCTCGGCGAGCGTGATGACTTCATCGACGATGCCGGGCAACTGCAGGCTGGTCTTGGCCCCGTCGATCTGCGGCACGAAGGTCTTGCGATTGAAGTCGTCGGTAACCTGATCGAGGATGGCGACGAACACGACGTGCTTGCCCCGGGCATGCTGCAGATGGGTCAAGGCACTGATCATTTCCGTACCGAGCAAGCCGTAAGCACCGCGCGTGTCGGGTTTGCCGGTTTTTTCCGAGAAAGCGGCAGGCTGGCTCTTGCACCAGGTCAGGCACAGGCGCGAGAGCACCGTGATGGAGTCGACAAAGTAGGTGTCGTACTTGGCGAGCTGACCGGGATCGCCATACTTCTGACAGACGTGGTCGAAGTGCGCCTGCGAGAACGGCATCTCAGCCGGCAGAGCCGGATTCGAGCCGGCGAGAAACACCACCAGGTCGCGGAATTCCGGCCAGGTCTTGGGACGGATGCAGTCACCACGCCAGTCCTTGACCGCCAGATCGCCGGCTTCGAGATCGACGAACAAGGTGCTGGCTTCGGGCAGGGTTTTGAGTTGGGTCGTCTTCCCAAGTCCCCAAAAACCCAGCAGGACGAGTTTGACGCCGTGGCGTTCGGCGAGGCGTTGATCAGCAGTGACGATTGGGAGTGCCATCACGCCACCTCCCCTTCTGCCAGCTCTGTGCTGACCAAGCTGGCCAGCAACACACTGTCCGGTTCGGCACCTGCAGCGAGCGCCAGGTCACGCAACTCCTTCAGCGCACGATGGCGACGCTTGTCGGCTTTGATTTGTGCGCCGAGCAGCAACAGATGTGCATCCACATCAGCCAAGGTGGCCTGGGCCAGCGGCTTGTAGATGACGCCTTCGTCATCCTCATCGACCACATCGCCATTGGGCGGAATGCTGATGGCCGGCGGCAGGTCGGCCTGTAGCGCATCGGGGATGCTTGGCAAATGCAGTTGGGCACGCTCGTGCTTGCTCGGTCGGCGCTTTAATTCACGCCGGGCGATGTCGGTCAGGGCGTCCTCAGCGAGTCGCTTGCCCATGCTGTGCACATCTTCCGGATGCAGGGCGCAGACGACGCGCGCCACTTCACGCGGTCGGGCATGGCCGATGACATCGAAGGCGTTGTTGATTTCTGCGCGCACGGCTTCGCGCAGCGTGCTCATGACGGGATCACGCATGGTGAGCTCCTTTCCAGACTTGGTCGAAATGGGTGATAAGGGGAACCGCCTGGGCGAGCCAGGCCGAGAGGTTTTTGTGCTGGTAGTGCGGCACACACGCGATCAGCGAGGCGGGATCGGTATCGATGCGGCACAGCGACTCCAGGCCTTCGCGCAAGGCAAGCCAGCGTTCGGTGGCGGCCGCCGATTCAGCAGAGACTTCGGGGCCGTGATAGCGACCGTCCGAGCCGAGCACGAGCACCTGCTTTTGCTGGGCGATGCGTTTGGCCTCAGACGGGGTGGGCAAGGGTGTGCTTTCGGCCTTGATCACCTCGACGACGGCGCACTGCTCGATACCCGAGAGATTCTGGTCGGCGGCGACCCGGTCGAATATCTTCACGGCCGACTTACCGCAAACACCGGCCTGGTCGATGCGTGTTTTCACGTCACGGGCGATGGCGCGAATCTCGTCCGGAGTCTTGGCGAGAACCGCATGCTGGTCTTCAGCCGGCAGGCGGGCCAGGTGGGCGGCAGTGGAAACCGAAACTTCACCGGCATCGACCGCATCGATCAGCGCGTTGGTGCCGCCGCTGACAACGGCTTTGGCGTACTGTACCGAGCGGCGGCTGACACCGAGCATGTGTGCCGCACCTTCCTGGGAGGGTGCGCAAATTTGCGCATGCTGATTGAAGCCGTGCGGGAGCGTGGCCAGGCGTGCCGCGACCAAGGCGCGCTGACTCTCGGTCAAGTGCCGGCGATGCAGGTTGAGCGAAACGACAAGCCCATACGGATCGCCGTCGTCGGCAATCACTTCACGCACCAGAGGCTTCAGCCCGAGTTGCTCGCAGGCGCGCAGGCGGTGACGGCCATCGATGACCTGTCCGTCGATGATGAGGATCGGTTCGCGCTGGCCATGGGCGGCGATGTCTGCCACCAAGGCAGCGAAGGCCACCTCATCCATGACCGGGAAGATCTCGGCGGCCGGATGCAGGGAATAGGAAGATGTTGTCATTGCCTTCACTCCCCGATCCGGCGCACAGCAAACTTCGGCTTGCCTGGGGTGACCGTGCGTGCGGTCGAGAAGGGCTGCTTCAGCGTATCCGGCCAGGCCTTGAACTTGGTCTCGCTGACGCTGTACTTGACCTCGATGTACTGGCGCGGGTCGTCACCACTGGCGGCAATGCGATCCCAGATCACTGGCAGCTGCTTCTGGTCCCACTTGACGGTCTTGTCGATTTCGACGCTGATGTCGAGCGCGCCGTCGATGACATGGGTCGTGCCGCTGTCCTTGCCGTCGGCCAGCAGTTGCAGCCGCGCCTGCTCGGCATAGCGACTGGTGTAGGTCTTGAGGATTTCGCCTTGGGCGGTCTTGATGCGACCGGCGACGGCGTCGAGCAGATCGCTCAGTTCGACGATCTCGGCGGTGCCGATGGCGGCAAGTCGGGCCTGGGTGATGCTCTCCAGTTGGAGAACGGTGTTGCCGAGTTCGAGTACGTCGGCGAGGGGTGCATGGGTGGCCGGGAGGCCGGGGGATTGCGCTTGCATCGGGTAACTCCTGTTGGTTGTAGGAGTCACCCATTCTTGTCATGGCTTGGCAGACGGTTAGCTCATGGTTTGGCAGATGATTTGGCAAAGATGCCTATGCACGCCGAAGCCGATACTTCCCTCGCGTGACGGTCTCGATGAAAAGCTCACGGCGGTCCTTGCCACCCATGGCCTTGTCGAGCGTCGGCGCCACCGAACCAGACTGACTCTTCACATCCGACGTCCACGACAGCGGCGCGCCGTCACGTGCTTTCCAGAAGAGTGCGATGATCTTGGCTTGGATGCCTTCGAACATCACCGGCGCATCCAGATGCTTCAGCTTCAGACGTCCCGTCTTGGCATCGAGCCATTCCTCGGGTTCGTCGGCAGGATCCGCAGGCAGCCCGCCCAGAATCCGCGCCAGCATCGGCAGATCTAAGCGCTCCACGCCATCCTCCACGATCAGGAGATCGGCCACGGCACGCATCTGGTGACCATGAGGCAAGGCCAACTTGGGATCGGTCAGCGCCAGCACCACACCACCGGTGCCGAAAGCGGGATCAGCCAATTTCGCGCAGATTTCATCGGCCGGCGCTCGCTTCAGCAGTCGCCCGAAAAACACCGGCGCAAAGGCGCGACCACCGCCAATCCGGATGTCGCCCAGGTACCAAAGGTGATGGTCGACGAGGCAACGCCTGCGCCCGGCAAACCGGGCCTCGATGCCCAGCAGCGTAGCCAGATGGTCGAAGAAGGGCGCGTGCTGAAATCGATAACGGGTGATCTCGGCCAGCGGCCCGCTCAGGATCACCTTGGGCCGATGCGGATTAGGGTAGGTGTAACGTCCCGCCGCTTCGTCGATTTCGACTTCGACCTCTTCCTTGACGTCATCCCACACTTCGACATCGATGTGGCTGAGATAGCCGATAGATGCGATCCAGTTCCGCTCGAGCATTGGATCGCAAAAACTCAGCAACTGGCTACCGATCAGCGTGCTGTCCATGGTGCGCATCTGCTCGAGGCAGTGCAGGGTTCTGATGAGCATCGGCCGCCTCCTCAGAACTCGGTGACGATGTTCCAGCGTTTCAACAGGCGCATGACCAGTTGGCGCTCGTCCTCGGTCTTGGCGTTGTCGTTGAGACCGTTGGGCGCGGTGATCTGCACGGTGATGTTGTGGGCGCGGCGGTCTTTGCGCGTGGCCATGCGCAACACGAGTTTCACCTGACACAGCATCCATTGGCTCAGGTTGTCCAGGCCGTAATCCTCGTAGGCCACGGTATAGACATTGCGGCAGTCACGTCGATCCCGGCGCACGGTCAGGTCGCTGGCGAGGTGGTGAGTGCCATCTTCGTCTTCCTGTTCGAAGGACTTGGCTACCTTGATCAGGTTGATGCTGATACGTTCGATGCCATCGCCCGGTTCGGTTTTAAGGAGCTCGAAGACCTTGGCGCTACCGAAAGCAGTGAGACTGAATTCTCGGATCGGCATCTCGGCAATCTCGGCGTCGCTGGCCAGCACCACATCGCGCAGCGCCTTGGCCAGATCGCGGCGCGCGTGCTTGTCATCGCAAAACACCGACAGCGCGCCGGTGCTCGGCTCGTAGGAGAAAGTGATGCGCTGCAGGGCCTGGTCGTGCCGCGTCGTTACCTCGCCATCGACGATCTTGTCCCAGTGGGTCTCCTTACCATTGAAGCCGACCACGATGGTGTGCAGCCATACCGGCGTTGGCTCATCTTCGCCACCGCAGTCGTCGGTTTGGGTCAGGTCGCGGCGCTGAAAATGTTCGATCACCACATCCTGCAGTGGTGCCTGTGGGTAGATGGCGGCAATTGCGGTTTTGAGCTTGTCCTTCAGCGTATCGTCCAAGGTGATGTCCACCGCCTTCGGGCCACGGAAGTGGCTGGCGTAGGCTTCGGACTTCCATTGCTTGTTCTGCTGCCGCCCGGTTTCGGCCTGTTCGAAGCGGCGGTCGCTGCTGTCTGCCAGCCGGCGCAAATAGAGATAGAGGGCACGGCCGTGCTTGTCACCGGCGGCCTCGATGGCCTGCTGCTCGGCCGCATCGTTGTCGCGTAGCAGGGATTTGACGGCCTCGCAGCCGTAATCATCCGATAGCAGCAAGATGCGCTGGGCGGCTTCCTCCAGCCGCTGGCGGATGGCACCGGGCAACTTGGCGACCGCCGCAAACAAACTCTGCTTATAGCTCGCGCAGACCTTGTGCCCCCATGCGATGCCGGGCAACTCGTCCGGGTGGAGATGCTGCAGCCACTCGGCCACCAGCGGCCGGTGTCGGATCTTGCGCACCAGGGCCACATAATGACCCATGTCCTGCAAGACCTCCGCCCCGCCATCGGTCATCCGGGGCTTGCGTGCTTTGCCACCCCCGACGGAGGCTGCCATGGCCACTGCGGCGTCCGCTTCCGGGGTATTCATCATCTCGACTTCTGTCATGCTTGCTCTCCTTGTTGAGCGGCGTTTAATTAAACGATTGCGCGTGTAGTTAATCGCGGTCTTCAAAAAATGCCGGCACCAGGCCGGCGGGTTGGGTACTTCTTCAGTCGTTTATTCCTGTCCTTTGCCGGGCAACAGCCCGTAGCGTTCCATGCGCACGCGGATGAACTTCGGGGTCACGCCGAAGGTGGTAGCCAGTTCTCGCTGGAGGTGTTCCATGCCGATGCAGCCGAAGTCGCCTTGCTCGATCAGGCGGGGCGTAGCGGCGTGCAGTTCGTCGGACAGGCCGTCTTCGTGCTGAATGCCGATGCCAAACTCCGCTGCACGGGCTACGGCCAACTCGACCAGGCGGTCGCGCGGTACCAGCAGCGAGCCCATGAACTCGTTGGCACGGAACTCGGCGATGCGGATCTCTTTCTCGAACGTGGCCTGGCGAACCTTGGCGAAGATGGACGACATCCCATGGGCGGGCGCGACGGCCTCCTGGGGAGGCGCTGTGCCGGCGGTCAGATGTTCGACATCGCGGGTGGCCGTGCGATAGGCACGGTGCTGGCCATTTTCTGTGGCATCGAACAATCCCGGCCCTTGCTTGGCGGCGATCAGCCAGGCGGGGGCGTCGAAGATGGCGTGGCCCAGCTCGTGGGCGAAGGTGGAGAGCGCCAACTCGGGGGTGAGTTGTTCCCCCACCGGCGAGATCAGCACGGATACGGCATCTTCGCCGCAGTCCGGGTCGAACTCGCACAGACCCAATACCGGCTGACCGTCTTCATCGGTGACCGGGTGCTCCAGGCTGACCCACAGCTGGTATGGCAAGCCGTTGATATTCAGGTCGGAGATCGCCGCCAGTTGCTCCAGCCTCAGCGCATCTGCACCAGGAGCCAAAAGCTGTTCTCTGGCCTCACTGGCGACCGTCTCGATGGCGGACTTTTTCAGGTAGCGTGGTTTGCGAAGGGCGCAGTAGTCATACCGCAGGGAAAGCGCTGGCATTCGTCACCGCCTTAACCCAGATTTTTGCGGTACAGGCGAACGACGGTGCTGACGTCCTTCTGCATGTCTGGGGGCAGGCGGCTGGCCTCAATGAAGGCTTCATCGGGATTGAGCCCCAGTGCCTCGGCGGCCTTGGTGATCAGTTCATCCTTTGGGGGTTTTTCCAGTTCACGCTCGATGCGCGACCAGTAGGCCGGAGAGATGCCCAGGCTGCGGGCGAACTCGTTCATCGGCACATTGGCCTGCTCGCGTTTTTCTCGAATAAAGGTGCCGAAGCCCATAGTTGTTAACTGTTGCGTGATTGATTAATTGTAATTGTAGGGAGAGTGAAGGTTCGATGTCAACTGTTTTGTTAATGGTCAATGCAAACGGGAGAGTCTGGAGTGCTTACCTACGTCCCGGTCGCATATAAGATCAAAGTCACACGCCATTCTTCGCCGACTTGATGTCGAGAAGGCTGATCTGATCGATCTTGTCCTTGTGAATGACGACAGTGAGCTTCGCTGGATACTTGAATCGCATTTCGCTGATCCGAAATGTCCACAACATAATCTTCAGCAGATCTTCGTCGCTAATGGTTTTATGCCCCTTGATACGTGTGATCCCTGATCCGAAGATTGTGGTGGTCACGCTTTTCTGGGCGTAGACATTGTTTACCTTGTCCCAAAAGTTAATCAGGAACTCAAGGTATTCGGGCATTGTCAGTACTGCCCTATTATTTTCATCGAACTTAGAAAATGCAGTCAGAAGGTAGTCATCATGGACAAAAATCGTACCCAGTCGATATTTCTTCGCCTTCCCTTGCAGACGATTTGTGTTTTTTTCAAGTAGATCGCCGCTCTCAAAAGCGTGATCATCAATACGACGATCAAGTTCAGAAATAGGGATATCGAGGTGCTTGTTGAAAAAGATCCCGTTAAGCGATTGATCGCTGATAATTTTGTTATCGACTTGGGTGTCGAAGTACTCATTGAATGCAATCACTTTAAGTCCGGGCTTCTGGAATATGTCGCCGACCTTGACTGTAACGTCACTACCCTCAATGTTAATGTCGATGTGGTTCAGCGTATTCGACCATACCCAGACCAGTACATAAGTAAGGGCGAGTACGGCCACGAAGATCCCGAGTCCGCACAACTTCCAATCGCCCGGAATCTCAACAAACAACAAGACCACCGACAGCGTTCCGCTGATGATGGAGGTGATCTCAAGGAATTTCTTGAAGACGCGTTTGTCGAGAAAACTGACTTTTGACATAAACCGATCTGCTTTTTTGCTCGTCGCTGTTACGGGTTGTACCGATAAATGCCAGACTCTTTCTTGCTCCCCACCATGAACCCATCATTCTGCAGCGCAGATTTAATTAACTCCTTTTTCATCGGTACATGAAGAGTGGGCACTGCTTCCATCGAGTCCCGAAAAATGGGCAGCTTGTCCCAGAGGTTTTTCACCGACTGCTTCAGGGCCCCATTCGCAAGAAGGCTTTCCTTTGAATCGTACTCGGGGTAGATGACGATAACCGGGAGCCCCTGATCGTTGATGCCGTAGTCGATCTCCTCCCGGAGAGCCCGAGAATTCGAAGTGATTGAGCTCAGGAAAAGCACGATATTCTTTGAATTCCGAAGTCGTTCCCTGAGCCTGGGCTTCAAGGTTGATTCCCAGTCGCTACCGTCACGGACATTGTATGTTTTGGAATGAGCGTCAATAAAGGGAAAGTCAACATCTTTACCCCTCCACATTTTCAAGGTGTTGTAGAAACAAAAGTCCCTAGTGGCATTAGCGGTGAGGTTACTCTCACTAGCTGGCTCGCCCACATAAAAAGCGCTGTAGTTTGCGTTTCTGAATGCCATAAGACTCCCCTCAAAGTTTTGGCTTACCACCTATTCCGTTTCATTTTCATGGTTCTACCCTAATCCGTCAAAATCTCTCGGCATTCACCCCCGCCGAAACCGATCCGCCACCCACGCAACCACCCCGCGCTTAGCCGACTCCTTGGCCTGCTCCTCCTCGCGCTCGATCAGCGCCAAGGCTTCTTTCACACCCACAGGCACGATGCCGTCGGCGATGACCAGCCCTCGGCGTTTGAGCTCTTCGTGCCGGTACGGGTCTCGGCGGTTGGGGATCATGGCGTACTGGGCTTTGAGCAGTTGGGATTGCGCATCGATTGACAGATTGCCCTCGGCCTCGTATCGCCGTTTGAAGGCGTCGCGGTGCTTGGGCATGACACTGCCGAAGTTGTCCAGGCATTCAGTGACACCGGGGATGAAGTGCTTGACCAGTGTCCAGTGGCCCATGCGGTAGATCACAGCCTGGAAGACCACCTCGTCGTGGAGCCTCTCGAGGTCGGGTGACTGCTGCTGGTAAGCGGCGATGAACACCTCCAGCGCGTCGGCGAGTTTCGGTGCGCCGTCGTCAAAGGCCAGCAGCGAACGCCAGTTGGCCACCAGTTGGACCAGGCGCTGATGCTCCTTGTCGGAGAACGGCGCGTGCAGTACCTTCTCCAGCGTCTTGACCTGGCTCGACAGGCGGCTGTGCTCGCGGTTGATGAGCACGGCGATCAGGGCTGGATCGAGTTTAGTCAGATGATTGGCTCTCCGTCCAATACTGAATCAGTGCGTTCATGGTTTCACCGGAAAAAGGGCCAACTGGAACGACCAGGCCATCCTCTGTCTTGAATGCAATGTCATAACAATTCAGTCGACTTCTATCAACCTCGATGCTTTTCACTTCCGAAGGTGACAGATCACGCTCTGCAAAATATTTCCCAATATCCATAAACTCCTCGCTCAGTTTATCGATGGCGCCGCTCACCCCACCAGCAGCACATTCCCCCCCGCCATTCCTGCATCCGCCACCCCGACCACGGTGATGACATCGCCCTCCGGGTCGCCCACATGCAGGTAAGCCCCGTCGCACAGCGGCAGCCAGCCGATGGATTCGGCGGAGAGGGTTGCGAGTTCCTGTGACTCTGAGTGCAAGTCAAACCCCCACTCACCCCGGCAAGACTTTCGGTCATCACTGAACGCAGTTTTGGAAATCCATATACCAAGAGACGAAATTCGCCACGCCTTGCCCCACCGGTGTCGCCGGCTTGTAGTGGAACTGCTCGACCAGATCGCTCACGTCAGCATAGGTGTCCGGTACGTCGCCCGGTTGCAGCGGTAGCAACTCCATATCCGCCTTTTTGCCGAGTGCCTTCTCCAGCGCGGCGATGTAGTCCATCAGTTCCACCGGGCTGTTGTTGCCGATGTTATAGACACGCCAGGGTGCATTGCTGCTGCCCGGATCAGGGGCCGCACCGGACCATTCAAGATTAGGCTGGGCTGGTTGGTCCAGGACCCGGATCACACCTTCGACGATGTCGTCAATGTAGGTGAAGTCCCGCCGGTGCTTGCCGTAGTTGAAGACTTGGATCTT